CCGCCCTTTTTGCGTTCTATCCTCACGGACTGAAAATCAAACGTAATATAAACCTAAAACTAAAAACTATGAATAAATATCCGTCTATCTGAATTTCTTCCTCAACCACACAACTATAAATACTATCGCAGCAATCGCCACAACAGAAAGTACGCCGATAGCCCAGCCGCCGACCTCCATTTTAAGACCTTCCCACTTGTTCAATTTTCGTTCGACGGGATATGGAACACGCACACTGTCTGTCTTCACGCTATCTTTGTATATGGTCCTATATAGGTTCTTATACCTATAATCGACATTTGTTTTTGTGAGAAACACCGTGTCACCTCTTACGTATCTATCAACAAACTCTTTCTGATAGACACTGTCGTGCTTTGTTAACGTATCGTGTTTATTCACATACACGTTGTGATATTCAGGCACACTGACATACTTCGTCCTGCACCCCTGCAACAGCATTAGGGTCAAAAATGCCATTGCGAGGAATAACCCCAATAGAAACTGTTTGATAAAATCTTCGTATCGCATAATTCCTACACTTTTAGTTTGAAACACTCTCTCCGTTGCCGTCCATCGGGGCTTTTATACCCTACATGCACCCAACGCGAGGTTTTTGATTTCTCGACGATGATTTGGTCGTAGGCGTAGCCCTTTCCGGCGAACACCTGCGACATGAACTTTTCAAACTCATCTTGCATGCCATTCACGGGTACGAGGTCGGCCGCATAGCCTACCACGTGTGCAGACGTCTTCACGCCGCCGACGGCCTTGTTGAGTACCGGTGAACGATACCCACTTGACACGCGTATGGCGGGTGTGCCGAGATTGTTCTCTTCGCAATACAGCTCCCATTCCCTGCGTATGTCCTCTAACAGTCCGATGGTCTCGGTAAGGTGTGCGCGGACAGCCGCCGTTGGCGTGTTGTCAATCTTCAAACGCGCCGCAGTGGGTGACGCTATCATTTCTTGTAAAGTGAAATTTCCCATTTTCTACCTTTTGTTTTACTACTATTTCTTCTTTCTAACTTATATTTTAATCAACCATCACATTTACATATATGAGAATAAAGGTCAAAATCTCACCTACGTAATATGGACATGGAAACCTGAATAAACGATAAAATCCCCAGCATAGCGCTGTACCTACAACGATGAAAGGGTGAAAGGTTGCAACCCACAAAGCCCCACATACGAGGGCAATGAATGCGCCGACAGTGTGCATCTTCTCAACCTTGTAAAGGGGTTCTATCCCGACCATGCACAGCCCGAACACCGCGAACAGCGCAAAGAAAGGCGCAATTCCTCCTTTTTCTAACATTGCAGGTAACAGCATAAGTGGGCTAAGTACCATAACGGCGGAGAATAAATATTTATATTCCCCCAGATAGGCGTTGTCGCTGACATACTCCCTTATGCCGTATTTCACTGCCATGACGACCAGATAGGCCACCATGACAGATAAACTTATCATTGTCAATACGCCCATGTCACGTTGTCTTTAAATCAAGCTTTTGCGGGTAGTTCTTTGTGTAGTCATACTTTTCAACTGCAGTGATTGAAGTCATGTTTTTTACCGCGTGTATATGTGACTGGGTAACGTTGTAAGCCGAATAAGCATAATGCCCAACCGCGTCAAGAAGTTTCAGGGCTAACTGACAGTTCACAACAAGCTTACACCCGTTAAGCCAGATTTCGCTCTCCGTCTGACCGTTTGCAATATCCAGCTCTATCGCCCTGCGCGTCCCGATTCTGTCTTCTCTGTTAATCCATACAGACATGCCGTTCAAGTTAAAGGAATTAACCGCATCGCTTTTGTCGTATGCCTTTATTTCTTCAATCTTCGCACCGATAGCAGCTTTTAATAACTCATCTTCTGTCGGTTTAACCTCAATACGCTCATAACCTGCAGCGATGAGCATTTCCTCTGTCGGGTTGATAATCAGTCTCCCGTCAACCTCAACGTAGTTCCCGTTGTAGGTTATTTCTCCTTTTCTGAATTGTATCATAATCTGTAAATTGAAATCCGTTTGATGAGAAGCGGGTACACGGAATCATACGTCCCATCGGTATATGTTCGACCGATAAAAGTCAAACCACGACTCCATGTCAGTTCTCTCCCGATGTCCTTTGGCGAGAATGCAGCCGAATTATAAGTTTTCTCTGTACCAACTTTGATAAAGTGCCGCCCGTAGCCTCCGCCGACATTGTCAATACCGAATGATATTGTGGTGTAAAGAAGCCCATCATAGGGTATGCCGTTCACTCCAAGTTCGTCATATGACGGTGCGGCACGATAATTGAGGTTCAATCTTGATAAAATATTATTGTCTCTGATGTAAAGTGATTCCGAAACGGAGTTCGGTTCGTTTGTTGAAGTACACACATCTATGAGATACCGTGGTTTCCCGTTTCCGGAAACGCCAACACTCCCAACTTCCAACTCTATACACCAGAACTTCCCGAACTTTTCAGCTATGTTTGAAAAATCAGAAGTATGTAAGGTACGCCATTCGCTTGTGATAACATATCCGTTTTCAATCGTGGCACCTGCATGTTCCCAATCAATTGGATGTGAATATTTACAATCACGCACCTCGTCACGCCACTTTCCTCCTTGAAAGCCATTCTCCGCACGCCATTGGTGAAGTAATATTTCTTTGCCGGCAGTAGCATCTGTCATAAGCCTACGTCTGAATAAGCTCATAATTGTGTACCTCCCATCACGATAATATTGTTCACGATGCTTGCTTGATACGTCTTCCCTTTCTCGGGAATAACGATTTCTCCCATCCATTTCACCGAACTTGGCAGCATCAGTGTCGTTCCGGCCGCATTTGGACATGTGAATTGAAACGCATACTCGCCAACGATGTCAGTCTCAACAATCGGCTCGAGCGACAAATCAAGCTTTAGCACCTCACCCCACACATGCATCGTGTTCGGGGTCAGCGCGAAGGCGGTGTCCTGTGTACCATGGTTGACAAGCCTCATACGTGCGTCCACACCACTTCCACCCCCGCCGGTCACAATCCGTCCGCTCGTAATAACGGGGCATGCGTTCTCTGTTTCCTCCGTGCTTGACCGTACGATTTCATAGGCATGCGGATAATCCTGCGTTACACGCACGAACCCTGTCTCACTCCCAGATGCCGTAATACTGTAGGAAATCGACACGCAGAACACTCCTACAGTATTGTTGTCGGCCGCATTCACCTGAACCATGACACGCGAACCGGCAACGGTGAAATTCTCTGTACGTCTCTTTGTAAAACTGTTCTCTTTCTGTAGCTCTACCGTAATATCCTCACGCTGCGACAAATCGACGAGCCTCCCATTCTCCCGTATTTCAAAGGTGAGGAACAAATCAGTACCTACACGCTTTTTAAGCGGCAGCGGACTTTCATTCGTGTACTTTTTCTCTTCCATCTTATACAACTCTATCTATTATTTGTTTGGCTTCCGTTTTTCAAATACTCACTCAAATACGGTATTTTGTCAACCATTTTTAGAGTTAATATGTAATAAACGAACCCGGAAATCTTGTACATCGTAGTACCCTCAACACACATTACGTGCCAGTTCCGCGCAATATTACAAGCATAGAACCAAATAGCTATTCCGCATAATGCCTTAACCACGCCCAATGTTTCGCCATCGTTGTGCAGGAAGTGCCCCGTGACGAATAATGCGGCGGTGAGAACGAAGAACACTGTGCAATGGTAGAAGAATACCATTGACTTTTTTAAGCTCCACTTTTCGCCATTCACCATACCTGCTACCCACCCGAAGATGTAGTTTAGCGAGAACACGACTATCATGGCAAACATAAAGTCCTTAATAGGAACAAGCAAACTTAACATGCCACTTACGATGCTGCATATAGCAAACTTAACATCTTCCATTACACCTGCCCTCCTGTTAGAATATGAATACTTACCACACGCAGACCGTAGCCGATCGCAACACCTGCAACCGTCAAGCTCCAATCGACAATATCGGGTTTGCCGCCCCACAGTTTATCCTTTAACTCCAATGCGCTCGCTACGCCTATGCCTGCGTATGCCGCACAATAGACACTGTTTGCAAACAAACCTATCAATACGCCGCCCAACAGATGTTTTCCTCTGTTGCTCGTCTTAAGCCATTCTTTTATCTTCTTCATCTTTTTTATGTTTTAATTGTTATGTCCAATTCATATCCCAAGAACCCGCGTAGAATACACCGCGACCGAGCTTATTCGTGTTGGCTTGGTAGGGATAAAGCCATTCGGGGGCTACATAGAAATAGTTTGAAGCCGTCCCTCCGGAAAGTTCTCTCCAGCCGCCGATGTCAACGATTTTCACTGTCTGTACATTGTTCCCGTTGATAACCGTCCACGTCTTCCCTTTCCCATGCCTGCAGAAAGCGTAATTGTTGGCAACAGTGCAGTTAAAGATAATGACATCTATTGAGGCACCGGCCGGCTCTGGGTCATTAGGATTTACCAACACGCCGCCAGAGTCTTCTCCGAATATATCGCCTCCGGGGCTGTACAACGGTACCATGTAGGCAGTCTCACCAGAATTGAGGGTTACGGTTTTCATTCTGACCTTTACGCCGTCCTCTATGTTGTCGCCAACATACACGTACATGATGTCGTTTTTTATCACAGCACATGTCCTCGCCCGGTGTCCGAACCTACCACGGCACCAAATGTCTTGTGACAAGAAGCGTAATGGTCTTCCGTCTTTCAGACCTTGCATTTGAAGGTCCCCGTCGCTGATTCTCATCGTACCATCTTCGCTGAATGTAAGCGTTGCAATCACATTTCCATCTCCATCTACACATTTCAGGCTTTTAAAAGTTCCACTAACACTATCCAAACCTCCATTAATAGTCACATTCTCGAATGTAGCATTCTTGGCATCAATTATCTTGCCTTGAATGCCATCCGCCATGACCTTATCCACGTCGATGGCCATAGCTATTATTTTACCATCCTTAAACAAGGCTACGACGTTTCCTTTTGCATCTATAAACTCGGTGTCGCCGTTGAGTGTGATGCGCTTTTTCTCTCCATTCAAATGAATGCCTACCAACTCGAGCCCCGTGCCAAGGTCCGTAATACTCTGCGAAATCGTGTTTGCCGTCACCTTGATTTGTGCCAACGACAACTGAATATCCTTAACATTTGCCGTATAATCGGCTGCCACCTCTCCCGCGTTCATCATCGGTTGTGACACCCACAAGCGGCCGTTGCGCCAAACAACGAATTTTACCTCCAGCTTCTGCGAAGTTAGGTTATCGGGCGTGGTAAAGGTATGTTCAAGCTTCTGCCACTCGTTCACTTTTGCAGGTACGATTGAGATAGGGTCAAAAAGTCGTACTCTGTTCCCGTTGCCTACCATCACAACCTCCAAGCCTGCACCGTTTTTCCCATTCGTGAACGAGCCGAGGTTGTCAGTGCGTATCATGGCCGAAACAGTGTACTTTTTCTTCGGCGCACAGCCCTCTACGACGAACATCAGTGAATGGTAGGTATCGGCAGCCTGCCCGTGTTCCTCAATAAACACGACGTTCGCGTTGTTGTACTTCACGTTTTTGTCGACACTTGCCCCGTTCATGCTCCACACGCCCTCGATGGGTTCCAAGAACGTTGACCCTACGAACATGTTATGAATGAGTTTCGAAACGCCCTTTACGCTTGCCACGACCTCACCGAGTTTCTGATTTGCCTCCAACAAAGCCTGCGTGTCGTAAGTCACGGCAACGACGCGTGTGTCTAACACTTGTGTACCTTTCTGTATGCTCACATTGAATGAGCCGAGTTGCTTTTTCGCGAAGTCGGCAATCGTAGTCACACATTCCCATTCGCCTGTCGCTTTCTTTGTGAAGTTCAAATTACCTACACGATTGTCTACCTTTATTGTTACATCGTTTCCTGTATATTTCTCCGAAAAGTCACCGATAACGTGGTGCACCTCGTAGCGCAAGGTTATCTTACATGCGCCTTTATCGTCAACCATAGCCGCTTCTTCTAATGCGTGTAACTTATAGAGTTCTGCGTCTTTTCCCTCAACCTTGGTCCACTGATACATCGCCGAGTTCAGCGGGGGATAAGGTTTATCCCACGATACCACACCGAGATACTTTCCTTGCGTCGTACCAACTTGCGCGTCCTTGGGCGTAGGCTGCCAAGTGTCCACGCCTTGCCCTTGTGCGAATTGAATGCAGCAAAGGTCAAACTTGCAAGCCTTGTAGGCATAAAAAAGTAACGCGTGCCCTTGGTCATCGCTCGTTGTTTTTATCTCAAAACGCTGCCAATCCTTTGTAAGCGAGTTGAAAGGTGTCAACGCCCTACCCTCAATACCGATAGAAACGCTTGTCGCCCCACCGACGGCGCGCATATAACATGAAAGGACGAGCGGCGTCCCGGTTTTTCCGAATAGCAAGCGATGTGCTGCATCTTGAAAAAAGAATACACCACCATTGCCACCACCTGCCGTGACATGATACCCAACAGACGTACCGAGCACCAGTTCTCCACGCTCCGCCTCTGTAAAGAGCGAGACGCTACTACCCGTGACGTTAGAATTGTAAGGCTGGTCATAGGCAAACTGGTTATCGCCCTTTGCTGCGTCAGGAGTAGGGCTTGTAGCCGCCTTGGTCATCGTTTTGCCGTTATCGTCCGAATACCGCCAAAAGGTGTTTGCCGACTTGCCGTCATTCACCACGGCCAACGTTATCTCTGCTCTTGCTTTTACTGCCATAATATCTTTTTTAATCGTTATAAATACATTCAAATTTCACCGCCCAGTTCAGCACATCTGCGCGCCTCACCAATATCGACTTTCCTACGCCTTGATTGGCGTTGTTGAAAGCCGTGTCGGCCGTGGAGTTGTTCGACGTACGCACCCACGAGAGTTTATTTGCAGGTATCGTGTCTGTGATATCTGTCTCACCCTTAAAAATGCGTGCAGTGAGCCGTGTCTGTTCAATACCACCCTTAAAAATAGCCCCGTTATCAGTCGAAATAGACATCGTGATAGCACCTACCCCATCACTTCCTTTGTCTACCTGCAACTGCCAGTCTGGGCTGCCTGCTTTCGGTTCACTTGTCACAACCGTACCCGCAGGCGCAACACACAGCCACAGTCTGCCATCATGGCTCACTTGGTCATAGTAGCCATATTTCTCACCCGTGGCCCATGTTCCGCGGTTCGCCACCATGGGGACAGCTTTTCCATTCCGTCCCCTTATCTTAAACAAGTCGCTGTCGAACTCAACCTTTTTAGGAGAGATTATTGATGTGCTCTTGTTTTCAAGCGTGTAAGAGTTGACACCAGCATACCATATGATGGCGGGGGCTTCATCGCCCGTGGTAATGATTTCGATGATGTTCTGCCGTTCGGGCTTCGTCCTATTGCCGAACTGTACCAACGTGTCCTCCATCATCGGCGCGTCACTTCCCTGCTCGCAATCGGTCTTGGACAAATCTATCCAATCCTCGCCCTTGGCCATTACCCTACGCCAATAATTCCTGTTTGCTACACCTGAATACACGCCTGCCTTGATGTTGAATATCTGACACCGCGCTTGGTCGTCAACTTCCCAAAGGTTCGTTGTAGCCGTACTGCCGTCATCTTGATAAAAGTAGCACCTCCACACGTTACCTTTATCCTCGATTTTCTTTATCTTCGACCCGCAAGCGGAGAATACAAAATTACCGCCGACATAACTTAACTTCCGTATCTCCAACTCGTTAAACACAGCTTTACCCCAAACAATTAAGTCGGTAATAGAAAGCTGATATTTCCCGTCTGTCCTTTGTGTGATGCCAAAACCTTCCTGCTCACTTGGATTGAAGTTCCTCGATTGGATAGCTTTCAGCACAGCCTCGCCAGCCTCGTTGATGGAGTAATCGTCGCCCAATGCAATTCCTTTGAGAAACTTGATAAGCTGTTGAGCAGTATCGGACATGTTCTTGCGAAGAAAGTTACTGTCAGTATAGTTCTTAACAAGCGTGCTGATTTGCTCACTATTCAATCCCGCTCCACTGAAATTTCCCGAAAGGATATTATTTACATCTTCCTTTAACTGCGAGATAGTGCCTTTTACGACCTGATTTCCTACGGTTATCTCTTGTATAATCGGATAGTCAAGTTTCGTTATCAATTTGATAACACGGGTAGAGAGTTTATATCCTTGCCCATCATCAAAGGTTACTTTCTGTCCTACATATAGGCTGGGGTTCTTCTTTGCAAAGGCTACAGCATTAGAAGCAAACGAATAGTTATTGTTATCCTGTGTTCGTCTGTTTACCTCCTTTATCGTTCGTTCCGCGAGTTCTTCTTGTGCGAGTTTTATTTCATGCTCGCCCATGACAATGTTAAACAGAACGACGATATTACATGTGAAATCGGGGAGAGCGTTGCCACGTGGATAGATACCCTCACTTTCGTTTGTCGGGATAATAATATCTCCGCTTTGATACTTAAATATCTCATAGTCACCTTTGAGCACAGAAACACCGCTATCTCCGTCTGCCGGATTTGGGGCTATGTTATGACTATCTTCTTCGTGATAATCAAGTTCAAATCCATCTTGTCCGTTTGGCTGCCCGACCAAAGGCTGCGTAAGGGCGTCATATTGGTTGTTCGTAGCATGTGCGTTGACCTTGAACACTCCATTAAGTGTATGCCCTTGCAAGATTTGTTTTTTCTCGTCCAATTCGTAGTCATACCAATAATAGGTTGTCTCAATGCCGTTTATATGCTCCGTAGTTGTATTAACAATCGTTTTCCCTGCTATCTGTGTGGCTGAGGGGAAAGCAAGACGCATGTACCAAATTGTATAGGTCTTTTTATTTCCCTTGCTATCCTTTTCAATTTCATTCGTCCCATTTCTTTTCAGATACCTGACACGCTTGCGGATATTATAAGCGTAGAGGTCTATATGCGGGTAAACATCATCAAAGGAAAGAGCCAGTGTCTGTTTAATTGCATTTGAAGCATCAAACTTGGCTTTTGTGGTTATCTTTCCGTCAGTGTCGATATAGACGCAGCCGTCTGGATATTTCTCCTTATCAAGCCCCAACCTTGCGAGTGTAGCTACATTCCCAGTGCCGACAAGGGCCTTTCGAGACATGTTCTTCGTAGAACCTTGCGGATAGAAACAGTTATAATAACTCTCCTTACTCTCGTTAACAGAGGCATGCTGTATGTTGTCGTGAACCTTTAAGGTTGGTACCTCCTCGCCAAGGTTGATACTCACTTGTCCGAAGTACAACGCCCTGTGCTCCCATGACAGATGCCACTCACACGAATTATCCTTACATGCCTGCGCGATAGAAGAGAGAACTGAAAGAATGTCGTTTGCTGATACGGAGAATGACACCGACGCATCTACATTACCGCAAAGGGTGTAAGTGAATTTGTTCTCTGTTATTCCTAACGCTTCATTGATGGCCTTACAAGCGTATTCAAGTGCATTTGTCGTTAACCCCTCAAATGACCATGCCTGCTGCTTGATAGGGTTTTTGTCTTCATCTTTCGTGTCATAGAGGAACGGCACGCGAGAAAGCCACATCAACGGGTGGTGAAATTCGGGTGCATAGTTAAACCCTTTATCTCCCTCCGACGGGATATAAGTATCGAGCAGACGATATTTTAGTCCATCTTCAAAAGGCACGATATACGAGCCGGCTGATAGCGAGACCTTTACATCACTCTGCCATGACAGTCTTACCAAGTTAGTTTTCCCTAACTCTTCCTCGTGCTCTGCACCCTCTGTCAGAATTGCATCGAGTATCTTGTTGCCGTTGATGTCATATATCACCATACAGGCAAAGATACAAAGATTAAAGGTCGAAACAGAAGAGAGTAAAAACAGAAAAACGACAATCGATTCATTGTCGTTTTTCTGTTGGATATGTAGGCTAAATCACCTTGTATTGGCTCTTTGTGCTTGCATTCTCTATACTTTCGGCCATAAGTGCCGTTATAAGGTCTTTTATCACCACATATCCACCTGCGAGCTTGGTGGTTTCAACATGCAAATGCACCGCCCGCAAAGTTAAAGAATATTTTCGTAAAAACACTCAAAAGGAGTACGAAAA